CCCGGCGTCTGAATCAACGGAGAATCGCCGGCACGGAGTTTGATGTTGCCAAAGGCACCCTGACCCAGGATGGTGGCGTAGTAATTACTACCACTGGTGTAGCCGTTGTTGGTCAACAGCCACCGGACCATTCCAGTCTGTCCCCACTCAAACGGATAAGGCGTGGTGTTGGCGTAGTTCTTAATCGACAGGAACCCGCTAACGTTCTGAAGCCGTATCATCGCAGCCGTGTGAGCGATACCGATAAAGGCTGGGAGCTGGGGACTCGTACCCTGTCCCGTAGACGCACCAACCATCCCGGTAATGGGTTCGGCACCATCGCTGTAAAGAGTCTTGGTGATAGTGTCGATATCGGTCTTGTTCGGCAGAGTCGCCGTACCGGACCCGTTGGAACAGGTCGTGGTAGAGGCGCCTCCGGCAATGACGTTTCGGCATAAGGTGTCAATCGTCAACTGAATCTGCTTGGAAAGCCGCTCGGTAATCTGGGCCTGAGTTCCTTTCAAACCCGTCATCTTGAGCTTGCTCGACAGTTGCATCCAGGCTCCATACTCCTGAAGCTGGACCGAAAGGTCTGAGCGAGTAGCCAGAATAGGATTCGGGTCTTCCGTCTCAACGAGAGGAGTGGTCTGTGCCAACATGGCACTCCACCGAATCCACTTCATCGTATCGCCTTCGTTTTGTGGCAACGTCGCATCTTGCCCCCAGCGTGCATGGACGATGAACTTGTCAATCGTCTTCAGCGCCTGCTTTTGCAGGTAGATATTTACGCCATGCGGGGCCTGCGTAGTTGTCATTACGCTTTTGTTAGCCATTATATCTCCTAATCGAACTCACCAGCTTTCATCCGTTCCCAGTAAGCTTCGCCTTCAGGAGTGTTGGGGTCGGGAGGACCGCCCGCGACAGCGCCGCCACCGCCCGCCGACAGGGGTGATGTCACACCTGTCTTCGCAGCGATTGCCGCTTGTTGTTCTGCATTAGCCGCCGCCGCCGCCCTCAGAGTATTTAACTCGGCATTAGTCTCAGAGATTTGCTTCTGAGCCGCCGCCTGCATATAAAGAACCTGAAGAGCCGCGCTGTTACCCTGACCGGCAGCCGCCTGAAGTTGATAAAGGGAAGGATTCGCCTGAAGAGCCTTCTGTAAGTGTTCACTCGGTTGTAACGCCCCGGTTCCCACTCCCTGACCTACGATCTGGGCGGTATCGGGATGTTGACTTAAAAACATGCTGTACTGCATCTGCTGAGACTGATGAGCAGCCATCGCTCGGACCTGACCGGCGGTGAGATATTCGTCGTCCGCTATCTGAGGTTCGGGGTTCTGCTGCGTCATAAACTGTTGGCGAATCATCGCAGCCTGCTGCTCCGCCGCCTGGCGGGCCTGCCGCTCGGCTTCCAGCCTTGCCTCGGCCTCTTGCCGCTTCTTCGTCTCGGCCATTACAGCCTTAACAGACACCTTACGCTCATCGTCTTCCTCGTTGACCGAAGCGTCACCCTGTAGAGTGCCATCCTCTACGGTTTGGTTGGCCTGTACTTCTTCTTCTTCCTGAACGCCACCTTCAGGCATTTGATTGGCCGTGTCTTCTTCCTGCATCTTGTTTTCCTTTCAATAAAAAAACCCCGACAAACTCGCGGTTAAGCGAATCGTCGGGGTCCGTCAGGATCATCCCTGTTTACGTTAAATTGTCTTTACAGTCTTATTGTTTCCCTACATCATAGAATACTTTCACGTCAACCTGGTCGGCGTTCGGTTTTTCCTTCTTCAGATGGAATTCCATCTTGCCCGTAAAGTTGGAGAACGCAAGCTTTAACATACCCTTGCATTTGTGGATAACCGTAGATTGTTCGGGCGTAGGGTTCATACCTTCCTTCTCGGCCACAGCCTTAATGCCGGTCTCTTGTTCCTGTTCGTCTTGGCCTCAAAACCCCAACATATTTCACCAGTTCCCCGGATACATGGCCATAACGACACTTTGACTTTATGCCTTTTCCCGTAGTCTACAAGCGCGTATCTCAACACGCCCTTCTGTTCGGCACCGAGCAAGTCATACGCCCTTAGACCCTGCATATCGGGAGAAATAGCGACGATGATAGGCGGGCCTTCACTCGCCTTCATAGCCTTCATCATGCCCTTGACCATCATGCCTATCATTTCGTCTTGCTCTCCACGGGTTTCCTTTGCAACTGTATCTTCTCTTTTTCCAACATCAGCTTGAGTAACTCGATCACGGTATCACGCATCTCGACTCCAGGCGCTCTCTGGTTCTCGCCCTGCAACTTCTGGATCTGAACCATCGTCTGAGCCTGCTTCAAGGCAATGTCGGCACGGTTTTCCTGTACGTCTGAAATGTCTTCATTCGCCCTTGCGACTTGTGCGGCGGTCTGGGCCTCGACCAGCGAATCCAGTCGTTGCTGCTGCTGGCTCGCCTGCTGGGCCTGAGCCTTCATCTGCTGCTCGGACTGCTCCAGCATCTTAATGAATTGGGCATCGACCTGCATACCCGACTTCTTTATGAGGTACGAAAGCGGAATCAGCTGCGCGGCATCGGGATATTCGCTTCGCAACTGTCGAAGCTCCATATAGTTCATCTGCATCTGGGTGTCGGTAAGGCCCGTGCCTTCAACCGGAGTGCAGTCATAGTGGGAAAAGCCCAATTTGTAGAATCCGGGGGCGGGCATCTCGTTAATCATTCGATAAACCTTCCGGGCGTCTAAATGAATCTGGTTCAATCTCACCAGCTTTATGCCCAACTGTCTTTTCGACCCTCGAAAACCGGAAAACAGCCCTTGTAAACCAGTCAAAGCCGCCCCAGTTCGGAATTTATGGAGAATCCCGGCGATATCCTTATCGTCGGAGCCTAAAATCTCCTCATTCAGACCTCCGCCTTCCAATAGTGACTTCTCCAAACCTTCCATAAGCTGAAATAAGCCGGGTTGAATGTCCCTTGATACCACATTCGTCATCACATCGGCCAATGGCAGGTTGGGCGGCCAATTATCCTTGACGTGGAAGTGAACGCCCTGGCCGGCTTTATACAAGTCTTCGTAATTCTTGATGTACTTCGCCCTGAATATCTTGCCGGTTTGAATCTGGCTCTCAATGATGTCCAAACATTGATTCATCTTGCGAGAATAAGCAGTCTGGGGGTCTCTCCTACCCCTAACATAAGACTGTATCTTCAACTCGTCTCTGGGGCATTCGGGAACGAAATCACCGTGGAACCATACGAAGTTGTAATCGTCCAAACCCAACGGATTGTCACCGTCGTAGACCATCTTATCGTCTACGAAGACCGTTAGGAGTATCTTGGTTACGGGCTTGGAGTAGATAGTCGCCGCCGGACCGCCGTTAGGAGTGCGCATGTCGGTAAGCCAGTCACGAGACGCCTTCCTGTCTAAATTGTAGTCCTTCTTCATCTTACCGGCGTAGGTCTTGAATGGTATTTCCTCGCCGGTCGCGTGGTCTACGACAGTCTCGACATAATCAGACTTCCGCCGCCAGTATTCCTCATATAGCCTTACCTTCGATTCGGCCCTATACAAAGGCTGGCCCATGTGCGGCCACCGGGGACTCGACTCGATAGTGTTGATATCGTCTATCGTATCGCCATTCGTGGGAATGACGGACTTGACCTGATCCTCATGTAGCCACTGACCCGTCAGGATGAACCCGCAGTCGCTTAAATCTGGATTTGTGAACAATGGGTCCAATAGGAATGAGTTATACCCTCTACGGCCTAATACGAAGTGCCCGAACCTGTCTCTATACAACTCTACCAGATTGGAACCCGAAGCCAAACACCCCAGCTTGAAGGCTTTCGACATGACATCATAGCCCAGCATCCCCCTGCCGCCGCCCAACTGCTGCATGATAATCTTCGTGTGCTGAGTAGAAGGAATATCGTCTTCCATACCAACGGGAGCTATCTTCAGGATATGTCTATTCCTCTCCTCGTATCCCGAAATAAGATTCACCTGCCTGGCGGTCTTATCGAAAGTCAACAGCCTTCTGCCCTGCCTCTCGGCGAGGTCGGCGTCTTCCTGACTATGCTGGCATAGAAGATAGAACTCCAGGTCAGCCTGCATCTCCTGCCATGCGTTCATCCACCCCGCATGTGAGACACGGTACTGATCGTGGAATTCGTCTCTGATGTTGGATTCGTTACTCATCTGCCATAATCCTCACGCCTTCACCACACAGTAACGGGCGAATGCTCATCAATAACGTTCTCTTCTCTTCGCTGCCCCAGTAATAGTCCAAACCCCCGTCTTTCTCGACGATGAAGGCGTGCTCGGCCATCATCTCTTCGGTAGGCGAGTCTAACCCCACAATCCTCGACAGCCTCTCCTGAAGAGCGTCGGCTATCTTCTGCTTGGTGTCTGTCGGACTTTCGCCGTAGCAGATTGTGTTCATTTGTTCTCCTTTACGCCTACCCTATCCACCTAATAATATCGGCAACAACGGCAAATACACCTACCCAAAACACAATAGTAACCAGTGCGACAGTTGTTATGATGACGGTTTTTTCGCACACGTCTATATTTGTCATCAGTTCTCCTACGCCACCAACCCATGCTCATATTGTAATTTGTGAATCTCGTCCAACGTCATGCCTTCATCCTCCTCGCATATCAAAGGAATGCCCTGGTCGGCGATGATAAAAGCCTTCGCACAGTGCTCGCTCCAATCCTTCTCCGGCTTGTTCGTGAAATAAGGCCGGCCCTCCAAAGACATCCTTTCATTCTTCTTCTCGTGGAACCACTCCAAAGCGTCTATCCCACCTTCACAATTCTTGTTATCGAACCAGCTCAAGGCAAAGCCCTTCTTGGCGTGCTCGATGGAGTTATTCACGTCCCTATCCATGTTCATCCTGGTGAAGACTATACCATGCTCCCTGGCGACGTCTTCCACCGTCTTGCCCTCGGTAGCCTTGTGGGCGGGATTTGAAATGTCCCACGGGCCGAAATGACTGCCGTATCTATAACCCCGCTCGAACTCCCATTCGTGAAGTAAGTCGGTGTAATGTTGAATCCCCTCGCCCTGGTTCTCGTAATATCCCAAATAATACCTGTTCACCCCTACCACCTGGAAATACCATATACAAGTCGTATATCCGACATCCCAAGCCGTGTGGACGGCGTAAGACGGGTCGTAAGGGACTTTCCCGACCTGGGGAGGGGTCTTCTTCCGCAATTTGGATATCTCCGACCCCCAATACGAACCCTCCCTGTCATACTCGTCGTGGTCGTTAAGAACATACCTCTTGTACTTGGCGGGTGAGTTTATCTTCATCGCCGCTAAGTCCATTATGAAGTCTTTGGGTAGGTTATGATAATTATCATAAGAAGTCGCTTCGTGTAATTCAAAGGCTTTGAACTTCTCACCAGAGTAAGGACCGTCCTCAATCACCATCTCGTCTACACGGTCCTTAATCCAGTTCTTCCACGTCCAACAATGACCGGCGGCATTTGCGCCTACCATGATCTGACGCAAGGGATGAGCCTTCAACTCCGCTATCAGGTCGTCGTAAGCCGGGTCGAAAGACTCAAAGTCTTCCACAGGCTCCAACTCCCGCCTCAATCTGCCCCTAATCAAGTCGAATTGCTCGATAGAATCAAATTCCTCAGCCTGCTCGATGTAAACCCAACCTAAATTAACGTTCTGCAAACCACTCAACTCATCGCCGTGCATGAACATTATCTGAGATGTCGTACCCGGAATAGTAACTTCCTTAGTGCCCTGGGGAATCTTCAAACCCGTGTACCGGGTGAAGTCCTTCATTGTGCTCTTGGCTAAATCAGTGAACTTCCGCCTCACTACCAACCCTAAATTGTCCTTGTATATCTGACTTAACAAAACACCCTTGTATATGGCGAGCATCGTCTTGCCCGTGCCCCACGCCTGTAACATGCCAGGGAATCGGTACGTAGAACGGAAAAAAGCGTCCTGATACGGCTCAAGATGG